TCGTCATCTTTAATGATTCCTGCCTTTCTTTCAGCTGCAATTTGTTCCATCGTTGCTTTAATTTGTTGATCACTTCTTCGCAGGAATTCTTTGTGTACTTGTTCTACTGAAAAATATTTACCTACATACTCAGTAACATTTCCTAATGCTGTCAATCTCAAGTCCATTAATTCCGCTTGTTTGACTTCAGCAAAATGTGCATCTTCATTGTAGTCTACTCTAATTTTACTAAGTTCATTATTCCACTCTTCAAGAGTCATAATATTTTGAAGTACAACTTCAGTACCTAGTAAGTCTACAAATAGACTATTAAATCGTCTTCGTAGTTTTTCTACATAGCGATTGAATTTTAATTCGTCTCTTGTTATCTCAGCACCACGACCCATGACAAATGTACTATTGACATCTAATCTTGAAAGTGGTATATGCATTGCTTGATATAATTTTCTTCTGAAATATTCTACATCATCCATTTCACCAAGATTTTGTCCACCTTGTAGAGTATCAACTTCAGTACCTCTACCACCATCTCGTCGTGGTAGCCATACATCTTCTAACATAGAACGAATATTTGAATTCTCAGTCATTTTACCAGTAGCAGAATCATAAGTTACTTTGTTCTTATGTTTACTGATGATAGACTGCATGTATTGTTCTGCTTTGGTCTTTGGTAATTCGCCAACATCGATATAGAATATTCTTCGCTCTGTGCTTCTTGTGATTCTATAGATGACCGTATAATCTTCAATTGCTGTTAATTGATTATAAGGTTTAACAGCAGGATGCATAGCAGAAAGAATATTTCCATCCAAGTCAAATTCACCGGATGGTACAAATACCATAGCATCTTTTTTGATTATTAGTGCTTCTTCTTGAAAGCCCCCAGCTGAGGCAATGCCCTTTGTAGGTGACTGTTCTTGATATACAAAATATTCAAATTTTTCGCCAGAGTCTTTATCTATTTCTCTGATAAATTTAACATTTCGCGGGTCAAGGATGCGTATCTCATTCATTCCGGTAACAGTAGACTTACCTATATCAGAATCATCATTCCCTTTAGGTAATACTTTATAAGCATAAATTCTACCATCAACATACCACTTCCTGAAAAGATCATGACATTGAGTGTTAAAATCTAAAAGGCTTACTACTCTATCAAATGCATCAAATATTTTATTTTTAACTCCCTCAGATAAATTAGAATCTTCCATGTTTAATGATACTACAGTTTCCCCAGTATCATTTACTATAGCTTCATTTACTATATCTTCGAGTGCATCAGCAACGTTGCCGTCGACGGCCATTGTTCGATATAGGTTAATTAATTCAGAGGCATTATCATATTCCGCATCAAATTGTACAGTAGCATTAAAACTTCCGCCGGCATTAAGACCGGCGTATTCGTTTTCTATCTCATGTGCACCGTCAGTAACTTCGGGTCTTACTGCAGCAACCTTTGGAGTTATTGCGCCCTTGCTACCTTTGGTTATGTTAAACCCAAAAATATCTACCATTATTTAATTATCCAACTCAATTTATTTCAAAATAGTCGACTTCCCAAGTGATTTCGACTTCTGCTGGTTCCGAGCCTCCATCCCATGTAAGTTCAACCGGTCCAACAGCACTTGGCCACATTCCTACAACTTTATATGATATTCCATTGCTACCATCACGCTTGAGAGTAGTTATAATACCATCAGCTTTAAGGCTATTTAAATCTCCAGTAGTTACATTTGAAGTAGTACCATTAATATCATTAGCCCAGTTATATAACTCAGCATGCAAAGAATAATCTTCATCCAACAACACAGTAGTTGTCCACGCTTCGTATTCTCTATCACCTGGTATTTTAATTTTTCTTCCCATATATGGAACTTCTACTGGGGTGAAAGTCGTACCCGGTAATGATGATGCTTTACATCTAAATTGAAAGTTCCTTCCATTAATGCCATGGCCAGAAAAGTCTACCTTAAATAGACTATTCCGTGCCAATTCATTGAAAGAACCTTTAAAATCGTTAATATTCATTTTTGTTATCCTGTTATATTAAGTATTTATACGGTAACTTCGTCGAAAGAAACTCCAGATGATACTGCAGTAAATGTCAAGTTAATGAAGTTAATTGACTTATTTGGTTTAATCAAGATTGTAGCTCTAAACTCGTTTGCGTCAATTACATATGGTGTATTAACTGTTTCATCAGCAATTACTGAAAAATCAATAATACCCCTCTTGCCCTGAACATCTCTCAGGAAAGGAGTAACTGTTTGTACGAATCTTGCTCTAGTGAACTCGTCATTAAATTCAAATAGGTTATATTTTGCAGCATTTGCAATTGCCTTTTCAAGAACAATGAATAGTCGTCGAACATTGATTCTATCAAATGCAGATGATTTAGTTTGCAGAGTCTTATCACCAAATAGTAAACTACCTTCTCCGGCTTCTGTTATAACAGGATTAATACCCTCTACATACATGTCATCGCGATCTGTCTTACTGGGATTGAACTTTAATTTAGTGATGTTCTTAATTCCGCCTCGATTATATCCAGCGAAAGACCACCATGCATCATTAGTTTCATCAGTCAAAGCTGCAAGGCCTGCAATGTCGCCATTCAATGGAACCCATCTGAATACGTCATTATACTTGTCATATTGGAATTTATAATTTCCATCCATGAATGCATAAGATGTAGAACCAATTAAGTTACGATCAGATATCATTCCAGTTACTGGAGTAGTTGCTAAACTTGCAAAAGATGGAGAAATAAATGCTACGCAATCTTTTCTTACTTCTGCAACATTGTCAATCATGTAATTTGCTATAGTTTTACTAGCATCTTCAGATAATAATCCGCCTTCCATTAATAATGATACGTCAGATTCATCAGCAGATGCGAAGAAATCCCATCCTGCATTATGTTCAGTCGTACTAGTAGCTGCAATTAATCCGCCGGTTAAAGTTGCTGCTGAATCTTCACCGCTAACTGCTAGTGTACCTTGGAATGAAAATGTAACTGCTATTTCAGTTGCTGGTAATTCTTGTACAAGAACCAATGTATTTAAATCAGTAATAGATTCTACATCATATGTGCCAGCATTTAATCCAGCCGCAATTACTAATTGATCACCAGCAACTACTGCAGGTGAAGTAAAATCTGCAAGAGCAGATGTAAATACTTTAGAACCTTCAGTTGCTATACCATCAGCCTGGCCGACACCAAGTACTGGATTTCTACCAGCAGCTGAGAATGTACCAGCTTGACAATAAACGTATTTTGAATTTCTTTCCAGAGCAGTTTGGATATAGTTATTAACACCAAATCCATCTTTGCTTCCTGAATCTAAATTCAATTCCCAGGTTTCTTTTACATCTTCTACACCAGAAGAATCAGTATAAGTAACTACTACCCATACATCATTACCCTGAGGGTACTGGTCAAAATATGATTTATATTTCCAAGAATCGAATTGTTGACGTTGGCAAACTGAAACTCCGATGCTATTACCAAATGCACCTGGGTATTTCGCGAACCAAGAACCAGTTAGTGCTGCATAACTGATTTCATCTTCATTTTCGATAAGTGCTGCAGTACCATCAGATGCATTTAATGCTCCTGAATCTACTACACGAACTACTTTTAAGTTATTTCCGTATGCTAGAAAGTTTGCTGCTGTGAACCAAGTTTTGTAATTTGTATCATCTGGCTCACCGAAGGTAGTTACTAAATCTTCTTCATTTGAAACAGTTATACGTTTTTCTGCAGGTCCCCAGGCAAAATCCCCAACAACTGCGCCGATAGACGTTGCTACACCAGAAACGAATGTACTAAAGTCTTTTTCTATGATGTTCACAGATGGTGAAAGGTTGAAAGCCATTTTGCTATTCCTCTTATTTTATATTATTGCTATTAGAAATCATTATTATTATTTATAAATGTAGATATTCGTGAACTACGCCATAAATCCTTTATCATGAGAGCCATCAACATATCCATTATTTTCCATCTGATATCGCTCGGAATTAATAGTGTCATTGACTCCATTATCCATTATTGGTAATGGCGTCAGTGCTTCCTTTTCCATTTCTTCGGCGTATTCAGCAAATTCTTTACGGAAATCTTGGTCTACTAAATTTTTATAATTTTCAGTATTTGCATAATAAGCAAAATTTACTAGACCCATCACTATATCATCATTACCCATATCAGCTTCAAACGAATCGCCTTTAGCTTGGAAATGATATAATTCATCAATGGTTTCTTCTGTAGTTACTAACATATTATTAGATTCAATCATATCTTTTAATCTGTTACAACCGATTCTTTTGGTTTTTCTATCTACTCTTAATCCCATCCTTGAACGTTTTTGATTGCCTGTCCGAGTAAAAATCAGATTTTCGTATTCATATTCCCAATTCATAATATTTAATACTGCTATGCCAATATCATTAGATTCTATCAGACAGAATTCATCATTATATTGCTTACCAAATGCTTCGATTACATTAGGAAATAACAAAGATGATATTTGGTTATTTCTATATACTGCAACTTGTTTATTTGGAAACGCAGTAATGTCTATTACAGATATTGTAGAATAATCTTGTCCAGAGCCTCTTGCAACATCCACTGACATAAAATACGTGTGATCTTCTTTTGCCGATTCAATTATTTTAGTAGTACCCTCAGTATTTAGATGAAGTACAGGTTCTGGTAATAATCTTCTTAATATAGCAGAAGCAATAAGAGTAAATGATCAGCCAAGAAACTCGCAATTGTGAGATACAACATCATTAGTATAATATTGATTTTCTTTTTCTACATCTGTGACATCATAAAAATATTTTTCTTCTTCTATGAGCTCAATGTTTGTTACTGTTAATTCACCGCCGCGGGAAACTATCTTGTTAAAAAATGTAAAATCTTGTGCTTCTTTAAATCCATCTGGTGTTTTAAATTTATGTTTTGTAGTAATATCAATTTTGCTACCGTTACACAGCTCAAATCTAAAATATTTACTTGCTTTAATTCTCTTGATACCAGTAAAGGCAGACATACCAAGAGGTGTATCTATCATTAACCCATTAGTATTTTTTCGTATAGATAATTCCATATTACTGTTTCACCTTTTACTATTTTAAAAACATTTTCTGGAGTTCTTTTTAAATTCATATATTTCACAACCCACTTTGCAAATAGTCTGTCATAACTAGGGGCTTTCCCAGATTTATATTTTCCACTTTTTGTTTTAAATTGTTCTTCATATTGAGCTAAATTAGGTTTGCTTTTATACAGCTCCAATATAGACGCTATTTCAGACTCTTCCAGCCTAGATATTTTTTTATTTGATTTACCCTTCTGCCTACTTGAGCAGTATTCTCTATATTCTGTAGTAACATATGACGTGTCTTTCTTTTTTTGGTTTTTATAAGACCCGTTTTTCATCCTGGTTTTTAACATTTTTTCAGTTCGCTTTTTAATAGTTTCTTCTGAAAACACCTGCGAACAAGAAAATGGATTTGCTGATTTATTTAACCAATTTTCAGATTTTGCTGCATTCACTTTTGTTAAAAACTTTTGCTCCCATAAAACAGCATCATTAGGATAGTCAAATATTTGTCTAACTTCGTAGTCAAAAGCATCAATACCGTGTTTTTCTATTAATAATTTAACTTCCGCTGACGACGAAAAATAACTTTTAAATAATTCTTTTGGGCTACAATTCTTTGCAAATCTAACACCATAATAATATTTATTGGTCGGTTTAAATTTTAGTAAATATGTATAAGCCATAAAAATCTCCAACTATTATTAAATATTTATAATTGTGAGTTTTTTGGTTTATGCAAGTTTCTTGGTTATTCGTTATGCTGCATTAATTCCATAAGATTATAAGCTTCTTCTATTGTCATAACATCATTATTAATTTTAATTAGTGTGTCCCCTGCAACACAGCAATGCTCTTGTAAGAAATCTTCTTCAGATGTATTAACAATAGTTTCAGCTTTCCATTTCTCGTCTCTGCCAGGAACTTGTGACCAGATAACTTCAAATGGCGAGTATGTATTTCTTCCTTCCTTTGCAGCATGGTGTATACTATAAAAATGATTTAAGCCATTTGGTGTAGATACTAAACAAATCTTTGTATCCTGGCCGGATGAAATAGTAGGATAAGATGATTTATAATATTCATCCCATACGCCTGGGTCAACAAATGCAACCTCATCTACAAATAAGAATGAGAAAGATTCACCACGAGCAGCATCTGAACTTGTAGCAAATGCTCCGATTCGTGAGCCATTTTCTAATTCAATATCGCCCTTGTTCCATTCTACAACTCCTTGTTGTAGCCACATAGGCATTTTCTCATAAGCTAATTTCAATCTTGCCAATGCTTTAACAGCAGAGCGTTTCTTATTAGCAAGAATACCAATATTCTTATATGAATGAAATAAACAGAACCAAAGTAAATATGCAGTTGTTACGGTAGTCTTACCAATCTGACGTGCACAACACACAGATGAAAATCTATTTGCTGTTATGTGGTCAACTAAATCTTCCTGAAAATCAAACATATCAAATGGAATCAATCCACCATCAACATTAACAATTTTCATATATGAGCGAATAAAATAAACTGGGTCAGTTCTACATTTCTTCCATTCAGATACTTCATCCGCGGACATTGTCATCTTGACATTGGCTTTCTTGATGCGCGGATTTCCTAAATATCCTAACTTCCTATTGACTTTAGCAACTCTAAGATTTAGGTCAGTACGCGGCCCAAGAACTTTAGAGCCATCATCATGATACCTCATTGTCGCCCTTCTCTGATTCTTCTGTTTCTATTAATAAATCTTCAAGAGTACCTTCAAACGCACCATCTTCTTGTTTTCCAGAAGTCGGGTCATCCTGAGAATCTTTGATTTTCTTTCTCATGTCTATCATTTGCTCTTGGAGTTTTAATAAGTCTTTTGAAGAATCGCCAAGAGTTTTCATTAGAGTAGATACTACCTCAAATGCTCTTGGGTGGTCTGAATTGCACGCCACTCTCAGCATTTCTTTTAATGCAGTATTGCCATTCTCTATTACTTGGTGTAGAGTATTTCTAGCGAAGCCATAATCATCTAATTGATTTTCTAAAGATATTGCTTTGCCATCACCTGGTTTAAACTTAACTGGCTCTGGAAATTCTATTATCTCAAAATCTTCTTCTGGTATTATATCTGTTTTGGCCTGAGATAAGCCTTCCATCATTTTATCAAGCTCACTTTTACTCATATATTATCTCACTATGATACTAGTATACCATCCCCCTACTACTACTGATGCGTCTTTCTCTGCAGTTACTCTAATCTCTGCAGGATTATCTTTCATATTTGTACCACCAATATAAAATCCAATATATGCTACCACTTCGTGTGGCCCTGCATACTTGAGATAAGCTTGATGAAATGGGATTGTGTATTCATTTCCACCTATACCTGCAACTAAATTAATATTAAGGTCGGTATTGTTTGAAAGAGTAGTAGCATAAATAGTAACTCTCAATTCAACCATAGTGCCAATTGTTAATTCAGAAAAATCAAACTGGTTATTGGTCGAATTCCAAACATCGGTTACACCATTAGGCGGATATGCTTTATTTGAATATATGCCTAGGCCATCGTTATTTAACTTAGTTTCTACGCCTTCTGGAAGTGTAATAGTAGTACCAGAGGAATCATTATAATCAAAGAACCCATGCTTATTTTGGTGTTGGACAGATACAATTAAATCTCTCATATCTTGAGCACTAATACCACCACTCTGGCCATCTTGAAATAAGTTAGTTAATAAATCTGTTTCTGTTCTTAATGTATCTGCCATTGCTCTTTCCTATGAAAATTCATCAGAGAATTCATCGCTGAATTCCCCAGTGGGTGATGGACTAGCACCGTCGCTTGTATCATCTATAATTGTTGTTGTACTGTGTTCTATATCATCTGTTTCATGTGCATGTGCTTCAACCTGTATTGTTTCTAAATCACCAGGCGGATCAATTAAACTATTATCAATATTAACAATAGACTTTCTAATAATCTTAGTATCATCTATTGGTGGATACACATTAGCAGCACATCTAAAAGTAAATGTCCAAGTCAATACTCTATTTGTATCTAACGTTTCTTCAAAATTATCTTCTGAGATAACTCCTTCCAGAGTAACTTGTACATCATTGTATACTAACGGATCTTCCATTTCCTTTATCTTTACATTCAAAGATGGTGAGAAATATGGAATAATTTGTTCTACAATTTGTAACCCATCCTCTATATATTTAGAATAGACAATTAAGTCGTAAGTAAAATCATAAGGTACAGGAGCAAACATCTTTGATTTATTTAATGTATCCCCTGCAATATTAGAAGCCATTACATTCATTGTATTGGTTTTTCTGGATTCATTGTAATTCATTTCAGTCATTTCAAAAGAAATACGAGGAAGCATAGTTTTTACATT